ACTAACTAATGATCCTGATGGTGAGGATGCTGTTTCCTTACTTGACGATGCCATTCCGCTTGGTTTTCTTCCATAAGAATCACGAACCAATTCTAATGATGTTATTCCCTGAAATCCTGAATTGTTTGTTCCTGGGGTAACTTTATGGCAAAGTGCTGAAATAATATAAATTCCACTCATTCTTGAGTTATTATCTGGATTTGTTTTAGAAGACTGCTCTGGAAAATCAACAAATATTGCTTGCCCTGCTTCCAAACTAAAATCAGCAGCGATTGTAATATTAACTTTGTTTGTAAAGAACTGATTATATCGTGATGATGATGTTGATAAAATTTGAGACTTTTGTACATCATACTCGTGTGAACGATCAATATCAGTCAATGCTCCTATTGCTTCATTTCCAGTAAAAAAACGAGATGGATCTTTGATAAAAAATGAATTCAAATTTTTTCCATACTCGGTTCCTGGATACTTGATAGCAGATTCTTGCGCTCCAATGTTAAGTGGATTGCAATTGAAAGCACTTTCAAATGAATTAAACAAATTTACAGATGAATTAAATGCTCCCATCATCAACTTATCATTCATATCAGAAGTAAAGTTTGAATCATAATTAATAATTTTGCCAGTATATCCCTTAGGAATCTTTGATGAAGTTGTGTTATTATAAATGTATTTTTTTGTTGGAGTCTGTCCAAGTAAAGCATCTATGGATTTAAATTTATATCCCGATTTTGTTTCAAAGAAAAAATAACCAGCAGTTAAACCCAAAGCACTTGTATTCTCACGAATTGATTGAGATGCTAACCAATAGATAAACCAAAATGGTTTCTTAGTCGTACCAATAAAGGCTCTTTGATTCTTTGTAGATTCAATATCTAATGGTTTTGTAGTTTGTAAAACTTCTTGCAATATTTTTTTAATAGAGTCGGATATTTTGCCTTCATATTTCTTTATGACTCTAACACTTTCATTTCTAAGATTTTCTTTTGAAACTATCTCTAAAATTTCTAGATCATTTAATTTCTCAGTTAATCTTTGTCTTGAACCAACATGAATGTCTTTGAGTGTAATTTTTTGCCCAAGAGCATCTTCTAGTTCAATCTCACACTTTTCCATTCCAGTAAGTTTTATCTTTTCTGCCGCTGTTATTTTTGCACCACTACCGTCATTTGCCCCTGCTGCACGACCAGTATCTATAAATCCTGTGGTAACTCGAACAGTTGGTGACATAATATCTTCATAGTAACTCAATTCAACTACACCACCTGCAACATTTATTTCCTTTCCGCCTGCATTTGGGTAAATATTAAACTTTTTAATATCGGCTTTTGAATTAGCATCTAATGACATTATCTTATATTATATTATAGGGTTAGGATATCGTATGTATTATCTATGCCGCCGCCACCAGACATTCCCATTCCCCTACTAATAGGAACGGGAACTGCAGCAGGAACTTCGATTGTTATATAAACAATCTCAGGTTCTTCACCATAAGGTGCATTATACGACATGTATGATTGAAGAATATTTTCAACTTGTTTTTCAGTTTTTGCTATATTCAATTTGTCTAAGAGTTGTGGCGCGAGTCTATCCAATCCAGCAGTTGTATCAGCATCAAAGACAAACTCTGGACCCCTTTCTCCCAGAATAGCTCTTGTTAATTTACGAACTCTGCCACCTTTAAAATATGCGACATGAACATGATTATGATGATAATTTGGTTCATTTTTTCCATGTAACAGTTGCACAGGTTTTACACCTTTCATTCTATTAAACTCAGATATTACATTTAAAATTGGACCTTGCTCATGAGTAAAAGCACCAATATCAAGTGCCCTGCCTTGATAATGTAAAGATCCAGAACTATGTCCAGAAGTTAAACTATAAGGTGGGTGCTCTGGATGACGATGAACTAGTGAAAAATCTTGCGGTGATTTTAATTTACTTTTTATATATCTACCAAGTTCACCTGCAATTTTACTTCCCTCGCTGCCATATCCCTTTCCTAAGGCAATTTCTCCACCAACGAAAGATCCTCCTGGACCAGCTCCACCAGCAGTCGCTGTTGCTCCAAAGTTTGGGACAGAACCTATTTTATTTTGTTTATAATTATATTCCCATCCAAACCAATTATCTCCACCTTTTCTCTGAATACTTGGAGGTCCACCCGAATTAGCACCTTTAAAATCAGTTCTTCCCTGAACAAATTGTCTTGCATTTTCCTGTAGGGTTGGGTTTAAAATTGAAGCTGCGACCGATTTCATCGCTTCTTCTGACATTCCAGAGGCAGCTGCAGCACTTGCAGCGTCCTTAATCGCAAACCACTCTGGATTCGGTTTATTTTTAATGTTAGGAGCTCCCTTAGGATACTGCCAGGTTGGTTCATACTGACCACCGGCAGTAATCAAATCCTTAATTGTTTTTCCTGTATATGCTCCCGATGCAAGTCTGTTATAGATTGACTGTGCAACGTCAGCAGACCCTTGAGGATCTGCATCCTCTCTTGATACAATAGCAACGAGAGTCCAAAAATCAGCACTACCACCTTGTATATTAACCGTGCTTGGATCCCCAGGTTTAGTTGGTCCAGGAACACCAGCAGGTTGAGAAGATGGTTGTAGCATCAACTGACGCATCAAGTCTTGAATAGCCTTATCAACCTCAGATGAAACAGAATCTTTAACTGATCTTGCTATTACATCACTATAATCTTCACCTGAGACAATGCTCTCCATTTTAACTTCGCCACCACCTGCATATGCAAGAGTTCCTGATGCGATTGATCTATTCATCCAGTTGTTGATGCCGACACCAGCATTTTTATAATCTGCTGTGGTTGGTCTATCTCCCAGTACGGGTTTCATTGCAAGAGCAACTAATGATCCAAGTCCAGTAGATTTTGAGAAAATATCATATGTCTTTTTCAGGAACTCAAAAGAGTTCATTTCTTTTTTGTTTTTCGAATCAGGGAATAATTTCTTAATATTCTTTTCACCACCAACAGCACCACCCGGTCTTAATCTTGGTGCAGTTGCTTTAACTGTTCTTGGAGTTTTCTTTTTCTTTACCGTTCTTTTTGCAGGACCACTAACTAATTTTCCACCACGAGTTGCAGGTTTTCCACCACCCGCTGCTTTTGCTGTTTTTTGAGTTGGTTTTTTACCACCGGAAAACATAAAATCATATAGTTTTCCAGCCGCTTCACCACCTAAATATGCTCCCAATCCACCAGTGAATAAGGCAAATGGTCCACCTAATGCGGCACCAATGGCACCAAATAAAACTGACCCAACTGCTCTAAATCCAGCTCTACCAGGACTGTCTCCTTCCATTAGAGCGAGTCCAAACTCAATCAGTCCACCAATAACTGGTATTGCTTTTGTTAGTGGTTTTATAATTTTTATTGCTGCTTTTACTCCACCTTTACCAAGAACACCAACAGCACCTTTTCTTGCTAGATTTGTAACTCCTGATCTAGCAAATTTTCCACCTAATGATTTAATCCCTTCTTGACCAAATTTTTGTCTTGCGGCATCTATTCCATATCTTTGTATAAATCTTCTTACAACTTGCGGATTGACTCCACGTTTTCCACCAACTTTTAGAAAGTCTGTTGCACCAGGACCACCAGGAGATCCAAAATCATCACCCATTGTGGCAGCAGATATTGCAGCAATAACTGCAATATCCAACATTTTGCTCAGTGCTCCATTAAACCTATCGAAATTTTGTGCGAGTCCATTGCCACCAATATTTTTTACAAACTCACGACTTTTATCTACAACATCGTATGCTTTATCAACAAAAGTTACCAATCCATCTAGGAGTTTTCCTCCCATATCAATGATGAATTCACCAGCTGAGAAAATAATAGGAACTATTTTTATTAGTTTTGGTAGATGATCAAATAATCTTACTGCAATAAATCCTAAAAATGTATTGAAAACAAAGTTTTTAATCCAGTCAAATACCCCCAATCTAGGTGGGGTTGGAATATTGATTCCTTGGATTGCTTTTGGTTTTTGTTTCTCTAATTCCTTTTCTCTATTCTTAAACTTCTCTTGTTCTGTTAAAGTTCTTTTTTTCTCAGTATCTTTTTTAGTGGTTAGCAAAGAACTTTTTAAAAGTTTATCAATTTTGATTACTTTATTCTTGATTGTAAATAGAATCTTCCCATCAGAGTTTGATTTTGCAATAATTGCAGAATCATCTTTCTTTACAAGAGAACTTGAAAGAAGTTTTGATCGTTTAATAATAGAAGAACTAGATTTATTGAAAGGAACTAAGTTTGCCATTATTATCTCTTAGTTCCAGATGCAGTTTGAGCAAGTCTTGTACCAGCTTTATGCCTTGGTGAAGGACTTGGAGCTGTTTGAGATTTTGATGAACTGGATCCACTACCTCGCATACCTCCCATACCACCACCAGCAGGGTTATACTTTGGTTTTGGTTTGGGGAGTGGTTTTACGCCTGATTTTTTTCTTTGTTCGTGAGCAAGTTTTGCTGCATTATAATCTTTATAATATTTCCCGTCTGAAGAGGAAAAATATCTCCCAATGGAAGCAGCACCTGCTTGTTTCATTTTAAATGTTGCTGCTGCGTCTGCTGCTTTATTTTTATCAATATCTTTTTGAGATCCAAACATTGAGGTCAAACTTCTTCCTATTTGACCCAGGAGTCCACCTCTCTTCTCAAAATCTTCACGTCTTACTTTATCTTCCGCATCAAATCTAACTCCTCTTGATGTTGATTGAGTGCGGCTGCCTCCCCGAGCACCAGCATAACTTAACTTATCAAGTCTTTGTTGAGATGCAAGAGAAGTCATTCTTGATTTTCTTGCTGCTTCTGCATCATTATAATTTCTATATGTTTTTTGATCTGATGATGAATAATATCTGTTCTTTGATGCCGCATAATCCATTCTTGCTGACATTCTTGGACCACCAAATAATCCTCCTGGTTGAAATAATCCTCCACTAGGGACAGCTCTGTCTCTACGATCTAATGCAACATACACCGCATCATTACCTCTTCTCATTCCATAATATCTTTTGCCACCTAAAGTAATGGATAAATCCATTTTCTCAGCACCACCTTTGACTACAACTGCATCACGTCCTTGATTTTTTGCACCATAACCTGTTCCAAGATCTCTACCGGTGCTTTCTCCCTTTAACGATAGTCCAGATCCAGAGGATAGTGCTTTCTGTGCTTGTAGTTGAGACTTTGCAAGTCTTTCTCTTTTTTCTAAAATGGGATCCTTAATTTTCTCTTTCTTTTCCTCCTGAGATCCAATATACCCTCCTCCCTGAGCATAAGTAACTCCATCAGTAATCTGTGGAATATTAGTTCCACCCCCAGCAGCATTCATTGATTCAAGAGTATCAATACCATACTTTTGCACGGCACCTTTTGACATCACGAACTCTCCGTCCGTTAACATCGCAGGAACTTTATCTCTTCCTTTTGGTCCTTTTACAAGACCGCTAAACATATTACCGAAGAAATTTTTAATTCCTCCTGCCCAACCACCGCCAAAGAATCCAGGAACTTTAAAATCACCGCCTGCAAGACCCTCAATAGTACCTGATGCTCCTGCTGTTATAGCAACATCTGCACCAACTGCTAATCCAGCACCAAGCAGTCTTCCTCCTCTACCACCAAGAAAACTTGCTAGTTTTCCTGCTTTTTTAAGACCCATTTTTGCTGCAATACTTGCAGTAATTTGAATGAGTTTTAAAGAACCTTTGATTAAAAGTCTGGATAATCCTCCGACAAATCTACCAAGACCAGTTCCAAACCTTAAATATAATGCTAAAATTGTTGGCCAATGATCCTTGAAAAATCTTATTAAACTTTGTATCTTCTTCTGGTTTTCTTTATTACTAAACCAATCAAACAACTTCACTACTACTCTACCAAGTAGCGTGAAGAAAATGAAGTTCATGATCTTATCAAAGATCGATTGGAATGGTTTAGTTACAGCAGCAACTGCTTTTTTAAGACCATCGAAAGTTTTTGATTCTAAACCAGTTTCTCTTTCCGCTCTTTTTTTCTGCTCATCACCTCTTCTTCTTTTTTCATTCTCTTTTTGGTTTTGTTTGTTTATTCCAATCAGAGTGTTTAAAATAGAATCAAGAGTTTTGCTGATTGTGAGCAGAGGATTTTCTTCTCCTACTTTATCTTGTGAGATCGCATCAATTTTATCTTTTTGCCCTGCCCCAACACCTCCGGAAGGAGCAAGCATTAGTCTCTTTTGAGTTCCTCTTACTTGCTTTCTAATTCCACCAAGACCCAATCCAGTAGCACTGATCTTGGTTTTTTTAATTTTAAATCTACCTTTTTTCCCTCTAACTCTTTTAAACTCCGCTTTTATTCCTTCTACCTCACTACCATCAATCTTTCTTGATCCAGTAGTAATTTCTGCTAAAAGTTCTCTTAGATTACTTTTATAAGTTTCATAATCAAGTTCTTCAATTTCATTAGGCTCTAAGGCTAGTAATCTTAAAATTACCTCATCAATATTCTCTGTGGGTAAATTAAAATTACCAGCCATTAGTTTGTTGATTCTGCTTGAACTCTTCTTCTTCTATATGTTGCTTGAGAAGTTCAACGTATACGTCTCTTTCCCAAGGTATCATATTTTCAATTTCCGTCAATGAATATTTATGGTACTGCATCAACGAAAAATTAAGACGGAAGTAGTTTTGGAGGTCCATATGGACCATCCCTATGCGAAAAAACTTGATAACCCTTCAAGAACAACTTCACTTTCAACTTCTGTTTTTGGATTTTTAACCTTTACAGTATGAGAAAGTTTTGGCATAGTTTCAAAGAACTTCTCAATCTGTTTGAATTGTGTTGTGTTCATTTGATCCAAGAACTCCATGAGTTCTTTTTTGGTCACATCAGATGCAGACCAAGCCTCTTCTTCGTTAAAGATTTTATCGACACAAGATGCAACAAGTTCAAATGACTGTTCCATTGCATTGTCATTTGAGAAATCAAAGTTACTCTTAATAAATTGATCCAAAGATGGATACTTCATTTGCATCATTAAACTATCATCTAGTTTAATTTTATTTGTGTGCTCATCATTTCTTTGGACTTGAATATCATCTACATTGATCTTGATAGGAACGGATGTTTCACCATCATCTGGGCAGATAATATTTACTTCAATATCTTCACCAACAGACTTGCCACGAATATTCAAAAACAAATACTCGATATCAAAAGTTGGTAGAGATTCTACTTTAATTCCTTTTGTCTCAATACAGTTTTTAATAACTGTTTTAATTGCAGTAGTAATCTGTTTTGTATCCTCAGATTCCAATGCAATAACAAGAAGTTTTTCTTCTTTGACAAGGAAAGGTCTATATTTTACTGTTTCTCCAGTTGAAGGCAATTCCAACTCATAAGTTGGCGTAGCAATTTTTGGTAAAGGCATAATCTCCTATACAATTCAGTTACTTTATTTATTAGATACCAGAAAATCGTGAGATTGGTCCACGATTTCTTCCAACATAAGGCAAACCTGCCTCAACTTGTCTATTATTTGCAGTGATAGCATTTATAATTTCTCCACCTTCTCCACTTTCAGTTAAAGACCCAGGAGAAAGATTAAATTGGTTTGGAGAAATATTGTTAAAAAAGTTTCCAGAAATTGGTGAAACTCCAGAAAATGCATTGGTAAGTGCTTTTCCATTAGCATATGCAACATCACTTGGATTTGCAACACCAATAGCAGGAGTTTGTGAGGGCTCTCTTTCTTGTCCTGTAAGTGGTTTACTGTCAACAACATATCTGTCATATGTAAACGATACAGTACATTTTAAAAGCGAAGATGTATCGTAAGAGACTGGCATTGATGTTATTGATGTTGGAAAGGCATTAAAAAAACTGTAATAAATGCTTGATCCCTGATAGGAACCATTTGTTTCATTTTGTCTATCCTTTCCTGTTTTTGATCTTGCAGTTCTTTCAAATTTTGTTATATAAATGGTTGTTTTATAAGTTTTTGGATACATCATTCTATAATGATTCGTCAATCGAGCAGACTCAGATATTTGCTCCCCTGTTATAAATTGCATCCATCTTTCAAATACTAGTATTTGATTATAACTTGTATCCACATAAAATGTAAAATCTGCTCTATCGTCATATAATCTTCTATATGCATGTCTTTGAGTAACACCAGTGAAATCATTATTTAATTCAACGGTAGCGAGATTTGATCCAGGAAGAGATGCCTCAGAGCAGGATAATATTAAAAGTTCTGTATTTACTGGAACAGATTTTTGAATAAAATCTTTTACTTTTCCTTGTCTATCAGACAAAAAGGTATTTGGAATATTGAAAAAGCATTCAAAATGAGACGTAAGGGCTGGATGCAGTAAACTACCTTTTATATCATTGATAGTTCTTATTTTTGGCGCAGCTGGTCTTGGTTGAGTCATTTATAAATACTTTTTGACCTTTATATATTATGTAGTAGGGATAATGGCAGAAAGTATTAAAAGCATTTATAAGCCTTCTTATCCAGAAAAGTATCAAGGAAATGCTAATAATATCATTTGCAGAAGTAGTTGGGAAAGAAAATTTTGCTATTGGTGTGACCATAATTCAAGTATAGTTTCTTGGGCATCTGAGGAATTTTCAATAGGTTATATTTCACCAGTAGATAACAGAATTCATCGTTATTTTCCAGATTATTTGATCAAAGTTAAGGAACAATCTGGAAATATCAAGACTTATGTAATTGAAGTAAAACCAAAAAAACAGACTATTCCACCCAAACAAAAATCGAGAGCAACTAAATCTTATCTACATGAATGTAAAACATATGCAGTCAATCAAGCAAAGTGGAAAGCTGCAAAAGAATGGTGTGCTGATAGAATGTTAGAATTTAAAGTCATTACCGAAGAAGAATTAGGTATCAAATAATGGCAGAAGGTTTCGGTCAATATGTAGATACTAGCACAACAGCACGAGTTAGAGAACTCAAAAAAAGAATTTTAGAATCTGGAACGAATGATCCAGAAGATTTGATGCTCATCATCACAGAATTGTTTACAGAAGAAGTATTATATCCAGAACCAGGAAAGTTTTATACCTTCATTTACAATCCCAAAACACCAGGTATTGAGTATGATCAACACCCACTGATTGCCTGCACTTCATTAGAACGATGGGGATTTAAAGCAATCAACTTTCACTGGCAGCAAGGGAGACAATATACTTGGAATGAAGTTGCGGGTAAACTTCATACTATCAAATTTAATGAACTTGATGAGTTACTTGCGATACCATATGCAAAATTCCGTCTAAATAAATAAAAATCTCTTCATAAATGTCTCATACTCTACAAAAAATTGAGATGATGAATCTTCTTTTGATTGAGGAGGTAGTCTAATGGCGGGAAATTTCCAGTGCCCACAGGGGCAAATTTGCAGCAAAGAATATGGAACTGCTGTCGGACCAAGAAATACTAATCTATTTGTCAGAACTTCCACTGCAATAAGACAGGCTAGTGGAGGAACAGAAGTTTCTGGTGGAACAACAACATTATATACTTGGGTTTCAGATACAACAAGTGAACTTACTTATGGAACAGGTCAAGGAAGTTGGAAACCAGCAGCTAGAACAAATGATGGTAAAAAATGGGAACTTTTAAAAGACTCTAACGGAAAGCAAATCTTAGGTGCTGATGCTGAAAAATCATTAGTATCAACAAATGGAAATTTGAATAAAAATGTAGCAGCAAATACAACAAAAACTTTAACTGCTGCTGGTGTAAGACCAGATCAAGCTCAAAAAGTAATTCAATCTAACGCACAAACTAATCCATCTGATGGAGCAACCGGATCTCCACAGGGGCAAACAAAACCATTAACACAAGATGAAGTTTTAAAGGGAGATGATATTCAAGATGGTGGAGTTAGAGAAAAGTATAAACAAAATTTAACGTATCCAATCAGTAAAGATCCCAAACAGGATTATATTAAATTTTCAATGTATCGATACTCTCCTAAGAAAGTTTCAACGACAGCAGCAGGGGATGAATTAGGTGAAAGAATTGGCGGTGATACTAGAAAGATTTTAGGATCAGTATCTCTACCAATTCAACCATCCATCACAGATTCAAATAATGTAAATTGGGGAGAAGATAAACTCAATGCACTTGCAGAAACTGGAACAAGAGTATCTTTATCATTAATGGGAGGCAATACGGAAGCTGCTGCTGCGGCAGTTACTGGACCATTAACATCAGATCCACAAGCAGCAAAAACATTATTAACGACTAGTCTAGCATCAGCCGCCGTTGGGACAAATAAAAACCTTTTTACAAGATTAACTGGAGCAATCGTCAATCCAAACTTAGAACTACTCTTCGATGGTCCTTCACTCAGATCATTTAGTTTTACATTCTCAATGTCTGCAAGAGAGAAACTAGAGGCGGCGGCAATCAGAGAAATTATTAGATTCTTTAAACAAGGAATGTCCGTAAAGAGAGCAAAGAGTTCTTTATATTTAAAGTCTCCAAACACATTTGGAATTTCTTACATTTATGGGCAAGACGGAAAAGATAAAGATCATCCATGGTTGAATAAAATTAAAGAATGTGCGCTTACATCATGCAATGTTAATTATACTCCTGCTGGAAATTATGCGACGTATGAAGATGGTGCAATGGTTCAATACGATCTTTCACTAACATTCAGTGAACTTGATCCAATCTATGATGACGATTATGATTCAGATAACGATACATCGATAGGTTACTAAAAATGGCATCTTATTTTAGACAAGTCCCCAATTTTGCATATGTTTCAAGAGGCAGAGAAAAACAAAATATATCTGATTATATTAGTGTAAAAAATTTCTTTAAGAGAGGAAAACTGAGAGAAGACATTTTTGGAAATTTATCATTCTTTGAAAAATATACAATTCTTGGCGACGAAAGACCTGACAATGTTGCATACAAATTTTATGAAGATGATACCTTAGATTGGATTGTCTTGCTTTCTAATAATATTCTAAGTGTTCAAAGTGAATGGCCATTACAACAAAATACTTTTGATAAGGTTATGTTGGAAAAGTATGGATCCTATGAAAATCTATATTCTGGAATTCACCATTATGAAACAATAGAAATTAGAAACTCTTCGGGAGCAGTTGTTCTGCCTGCTGGATTGAGATCTCCAAATACATGGAGAACCGAAGGAAACTTTATACAAGTAATCAATACTCGCATAAATCAAATTTTTGCTGGAAGTGCCGGTGAACCATCAAGAACAGTTACAGTTACGATGAACAATGGTATTCTTGATCTAAAAGTTGGAGATCAAGTTTATATCAATAATGTATCAGAATCAGAATTTAATGGAAGATTTACTGTTACATCTATCAACGCAGCAATTGATAATATAGTAATTTCTTTCAGTTATGAACTTCCAGTAGTTGCTTTAGTAGCAAATCCCGTTATGAGCACATCTGGAAGAGAGGAAGTTATTTTTACTGTTGATGGAGATATTAACATAGGAAACGCATATTACTATGAATATTATGATGATGGATTTGGGTATTACACGACTCTTCCTGCATCAAGTATATTAACTCCTGTGACTAACTATGAATACGAGTCTCAAATTGAAGCAGAAAAGAGAAATATATTCGTTCTTAAATCAGCATATTTGCGTATCGTACTCGATGATATCAATAGTATTATGCCATATAAAATAGGTGCTGCCCAATATCTGAACAGCACCCTTAAAAAAGCAGATAATATTAGACTTTTTGAGTGATCATTCCTCAGCAAGACGCTGGAAATAACTCAAAGCGTCATCTTCATCTTCATCAGCAGTACTAATTGCGGGAAGTGAAGGGGATTTGGAACGAGCATAAGACTCTTCCAACTCTTCTACTACTTTGGTCTCACCGGTTGGTTTTGAAAGATAGGAATCATAATCTTCTTCTTGCTCCATGACTTCACGAGAACGTGAAGGAGTTGTTTGAAGACCTAGAACAGCATTCAAACGATTTTCGAGTTCTTCATAAGTTTTGAACTGGTCGGGAGCGGTGACTGCTGCCAGAGAATACTCTTTTTTCCAAAGAGCTTCCAGAGCATCGTCATCATCAAGTAGTGGTTCAACTGAACCAAACTCAGATTTGTCGTAGTTCCAATACCCATCTTTCTTTACGATTTTGAGTTTGAAATTAGCACCCTGCCAGAAATCAAAGGGATTGATGGGAGTTTCATCTTCAAACTCAGGTTGCATTGCTTCCATGATCTTGTCAAAGATCTTCTTGCCATACTTGAACAGGAAGACTTTACCTTCGTTAGAAGGATTAGTTGGATCCTTTACAACATAGATATTGGAATAGTAAGATAGTTTACGCTTCTGTTTACGAACAGTTTCTTTATCTTTATCGCTACCACTGTTCCACAATTTACGGTTGTACTCAGAGACAGGATCTTTTTGTCCACTAGTGGTCAGAGAGTTCTCAATATACCAACCACCAGGACCTTGGAAACCATGGGAATACATTTTTGCCCAGGGAACATCTTCCCCTTCGGGTGCAGGAAGAAAACGGATCACTGCAAAACCGTTTCCAGTTTTGTCCATTTCTGGTTTCCAAAGACGCTCATCTGCGCCACTGGAAGTTGCACTCATCTTCTCAACTTCTTTCACCAGTTTAGAAGTGAGAGAACCAAGTTTGGATTGCTTTTTAAGATCTGCAAAAGACATCAGATTACCTCGGATTTGTATGGATTTGGCTTTTGTGTACTTTGTTATTTTACAGGTCTGAACCTGTTTTGTCAATCTGCTCTTTCATCACATCGAGCATCTGAGACATGTTGTTAAGAATAATATTCATGTCAGTTCCAGGTGGCATACCCATCATGATAGCAGACTTCATAATTTTATCTTTCATTTCTTTCGCTTCTGGATCATCAGATAAACTCATTCTTGTGTAAAGAACTTTTTGCTTATCCAAAAGTCTTTCCAGAAGTTCCACATGTTCAAGTTTTTCTTCTTTTGACATCGCAGGAAATTTGAAGACATTTGAATAAATCTCTTCTTGAAGGTCTGCAATTTCAGTCATCTCTGATCGGACAACTTCCGAATTGAAGAAACTCATGAATCCTCCAAAATAATTTCTTTCAAGATTTTACGAAAACAAAATACATCAATATTTAGAAACGGATTATATTTTTTAATCCGACGACTGACGGTTTCCCACACCGGGTCTTTAAGTTTGCTATCAAACTTCTTCCCGTACAGGAATATTCTATCGTATATGACCATTGTTTCTAGGCTAATTTTCCCGCTCAGGAACTTTTTCAAAAGAACGGGATGCCCTTTGGAACAATTAAAAATATCTTCAAATTTATTTTCTTCAAACAAAGATCGACTTTCTTCTTTAAAGATATAGGAGAGGGACTGAACCTTTTTCTGCCAATTTTTGTATCGATCTTCACCTTCTTTGATCATTTCTCCGATCCAGAGAGTTTCTGGATCATTACATGTGACAAAATTTGCTACGAAAAATTCTTCTACTTCCTTGTCTGTTTTTTGTCGTGATACTTTTTCAAACCACATTCTATCCTTTCTTTTATAGAATGATTGTAGAGTTGCACGACTTTTACCACAATATTTGTGGTAGTCATAACTGTCCTTGGTGAAGTGATTTTTCAAAGACAGATAACACTTATAGGCATCATATGGCATCATTCAAAAAAGTAATATAGGGATTTTTTTGCCGGGATTTTTTCCCCCAAAAATGGATCATAAAGGCAATTTTGCTCTGGAACTCTTTTTAAGAAAGTTAAGTTCCATCGCTTCGTATTTAATTTTATCTTTTAACGGTTTTGAGATAAGTTTAGGAACTGATTCTAAGTCAATGTTGTTCTGCTCGCAGAAATGAACAATCGCATCAATATAATTCATCTCAGTATTTACTTGCACAAGATTTTCAATCTCCTGTGCAAATCTTGAGGGACAGAAAAATTTACTCTCTAATACTTTTTCTAACTCATTCTCCATCTGACCTAGTATTGTGACGTACAAATTCTTTGATATAGCGAACTAATAGTCTAATATAATCCCCTTTGTTTCTTTTGTCAAATACTTTAACTTCGCCACCAGGAGTAACCATTAATGTGATGAGTTTGACGGGAGGGATTTTTGTCAACTCATAATACGCTGCTGCGTAAAATGTTTCTTGAACGAAATAATTTTCGATCCACTCTTCTGGTTTTATTTTTTCTGATGTCTTAAAGTCAATGACAGCGAGCTCGCCATCATACTCTGCAATACAATCAACTCTTCCAGCAAGCCCTAAGTATTCGGAATAAAGAGTTCTTTCAATTGCATGAATATTATTTATCTTATCAAGATAAGGCTTTGCATGATAAAACATAAACTTTGTCAGAGGTTGATAATCATCCCAGTTGAGTTCTTTGTTTTCCAAATAATCTTGGCAGACTTGATGAAAGTCAGTTCCTCTTGCGGTTGCTTTTCTTGTAATTGCATTTGCTTTCTCAAGACCAACTCTCTTTCTCCATTCGGTAAAGATCTGTCGATTGTAGAAAGAGGTTACAGAGGTAATTGATGGCACCCAGTCTCCATTCGGGAGATTATAGAGACGGATGCCATTTGTTTCTTTCTTTTCTAGTTCGAGTTCACCTAAGTAATTATGATGAATAAATGTCATGCACCAACTTCCATTTTTGCGAGAATATATTCTTTAACTAAACCTGAACGAACAATATCATCAACACCAAATTCAATGATATCGATAGACGGCATGATACGAAGGATTTTCATGAAATCAACGATACCATTCTTTTCATTCGATTTAATTAGGTCACTTTGAGTGGCATCGCCACAAAACATAATCTTAGAGTTTTCACCTACACGAGTAATGATACTATCAAGTTCGTGGAAGTTTAAGTTTTGGAATTCATCAACGATAATAACAGAATTATCAAGAGTCGTTCCGCGAATAAAGGAAGTAGACCAGAAGCTGATCGTTCCTTGCGTTTTAAGATTGCCATAAAGCATCTCAAACGATGCATCATCTGGCATTTGGAACATGAATTTCACCATGTTCTTATATGGGATTTGATAAAGTGAGGATTTATCTTCATGATCGCCAGGAAGAAATCCAATTTCACGAGTGGCAACAAGAGATCTAACGATGTAAATTTTTTCGTAAGGTGCTCTATCGTCTAAAACGTCTTGAAGGGCATTATACAATGTGATGAAAGTTTTACCAGTTCCGGCACATCCATATGCAACAATGTTTTTGTTTGCTTCATACGCTTCATACAGAAGTTTTTGATTTTCTGTTAAAGGTTCAATCTCTCTCATTAAATCAAGATTGATTGGCTTCTTACGCTTCATTTGCTTTGCGGTCATTCCGACACCAATCGGTTGATCATCCTTTCTTCTTCTTGCCATATGGTTTTATAAAAAATTTAGACTGGTTTTACGTTTGACCCAGGTGCTTTGGATGCCTTACGAAGGACATCATTCCATCCTGGATGAGACTTTCTAAGTTTGTCATAGACCTCACCAATTTCTCCCGAAGCGGGGCAAGTTGATGGATCTGACCAATCTCTGTCCCATTCGGGATTGTCTCTTTTCCATTGGTCCCAATCATGAATACTCATGGTAACTTCTTTTTGTTCACCAGTTTGTTTATGAATAACAGGATAAGTTGCCAAGTTTACTCCTCCATTTTATATGTTGATATTTATTCAATAGTAATCGATGGTGCATCGTTACATTCTGAGCAGTTTTCATTACGAGACCAACCAAGTGCCTCAGATACGGCAGGGAACTGGCAAATAAAGATGCAGCGAACTAACTCTGCAATCTCCATATGTTCCTTCTGTGTACCGTGTGCAGAACGCAAATCAATGTAATGTATCCATGACCTTACAGAGCCAGTCATATAGAGTCTTGTGGGCGTCGCTAAGGGCAATACAAACCTTGCACATTCCTTTGCCACTCCTTTTTCCAGAAGGCGGTTGTAGACCCTCTGAGAGTGCTCAAAGAGAATGCGAATGTCTTCAAGTAAAGTTAGTTTCAGATAGTCAGGAATATCATCAATTGAGTTTTGACGATTCTTGTCATCTTGCCTACGAAGTTCTGGAAGAGGAATCGTTCCACCTAGAAGGTTTGTATCAGCATATCGTTGAGAAAATTCTTGATATGTAAATGAGCGGTGTCGAAGAATTTGAGCCGCTATACCTCTTGTTGTATTGATCTCAACGGTCATTGAAGCTTGCTCAAAGATGCTCCAATGCTGATGGGCAATACAATACTTTAAGAGACCAGCAAACTTCTCGTTTTCTTGGTTACTTGGATTGCTGACACGAGCACAATATGCCATGTGTTTTTCAGCATCAGGAGTAACACTAATGAGTTTAACTTCTGGTTTCATAAACTCGAACTCAGTCGGGATATCCATCATCGTCATAAAAAATTTCGTCGTAGTCGTGAATGTGTGATGTAATTTCTTCGTATCTTATATCTTTCGAAGTATACATTGAAGCATCAGAATAAACTTCTGACTTCAAACATTCTACAAGAGATTCAAGATTTCTGATAATTAATTTTAGTTTCTCTCTGTCCATAAGATAGTATTTTCTTGAATTATCATAACATAAAAAAAGGAGGGGATCAACCCCTCCAATGAACGTTATGGTTTACTCAACATCTCTAGACATACCCTTTTACAGTGTTGTCGATTCTCATTGCGCTCAATCAAACAATTAAAATAGTCATTAATTAATTCATTTTGTTCGTTACATCTATCTATGGTATCCTCAAATTGTTTCCATCCAGCTAGTTGATTGTAAGAAATTAAGTTGTGCATAATGCCCTCCACGCACAAAGAATATCATAACAAAGAAGTTTTCGTTCATTTGTATCACCTCAGATATTCTACTACTATGTAGAATGATTGTGTTGATTTTCTGATATTACGCAATAAAAATTTATGCCTATTAAAAAGGGGGGTTGCCCCCGGTGATTAATACTTATACAACCATTGAATATAGGTTGAAAGTAAGATTGTTCCCAGAGCTGCTGCGGCAGTTAAAGATACGACGATTTGTGCCATTACTTTGCTCCTACTAGTTGTGCTAGTTGTGCTTGATGACGACGCTCCTCTCTTTGCTTTTGCTCCTTAATCAATTGCAGGAAGTTAAGTTTTTTCATTTCTTCTCCTCCCAGTTCCAGTTGTTACAAGGACGGTAAGCAACACCACGATACTTATTTGATGGATGCGATGGAGCATGTGTTACAGAATACCACTTACGATATTCTAGTTTCGGAGTGTGAGTATTATACTTCACACCACGATAGGTTGCTGTCATCCCTTGGTCCCCTCTTTTACAAACTTGACCCCACGATAGGTCTCATTGTATTGTTGAGGTTGTTGTTGCATTTGCTGTTGGTAGGCGATACGCTTTTCGGTATCGTATTCAACGCCACGGTATACGACTTTTGACATTAGGTTTTCTCCTTAGTTGTTCAGGTTAAAGAGCGTTCCTTCAGTCGGCTTTTGCGTCTATGGTAAACTTACAGGTCTTTGGTGCGTGTTCTTTATGAATTTGAATGAGCTCTGCCTTTAT